AGACAATCCCTTTAAGTGGGAAGATAAAAACACCGTTGAGTTTTTCGGTAACAAACGAGTATTAGTATTTTCACTTCCTGGTGCATTTACACCAACTTGTTCGACGTATCAGGTTCCAGGATTTGAAGAAAACTATGACAAGTTTAAAGAACTCGGCATTGATGAGATTTATGTAATCTCTGTAAACGATGCGTTTGTTATGCGTAAGTGGATGATTGACCAGGGAGTAGAAAAAATTAAGTTTATTCCTGACGGTAATGGAGAGTTTACTCGTCGTATGGGTATGCTCATTAATAAAGAACATCTTGGATTTGGTTATCGTTCATGGAGATATGCCATGGTTGTGACTAATGGTATTATCGAACATTGGTTTGAAGAACCAGGTATCAACGATGTTGGTAGTGATGATGATCCTTATGGCGAAACTTCTCCAGCAAATGTACTGGTTAAATTATTGGAAAAATAATAAAATGTGGAAATATATTATAAACTTATTTAATCGTCGGGAAAGTTCTTGTGTAGACGCTAATTATCGTAGAGCCATGAACGTTCACTATGATGATGTTTGTATGTAGGAGAAAAATAAAATGTTCTTTTTAGGACTAATGTTGGTAGGTCTTGTTGGAGTAATGGTTCTTGCAACAGATGAGAGTGTTGAAGAAGCACAAAGACTATTTTATGGCCACAAAAAGTATTGACATTTATGTTAAATGATGATAGTATTATATTATGAGTAAAGTTAAATATAAATTCGATGAAGATTCTGCCCTAAAAGAATTAGGGCAGTACATTGATTCTACCTATACAGCACACTATTCTACCAACAAATATCAAGCGACAGATATGATTATCGATGCTGGACACGGTGAAGGTTTCTGTATGGGTAACATCATGAAGTATGCCAAACGTTATGGCCGTAAGGACGGAAAGAACCGTGCCGACCTTATGAAAATTTTACATTACGGTATTATTATGTTATATGTGGAGAATGACAATGAAACTAAGCGAAAAAACAGTTAGTGTACTGAAAAACTTTTCATCCATCAATCAGAACATTCTGTTCAAAGAAGGTAACAAACTTCGTACAATGTCAACGATGAAGAACATCTTGGCAGAGGCCGATATTACTGAGACTTTTCCAAAAGAGTTTGGTATCTATGATTTGAATGAATTTCTTGGTGTCTTGAGTTTGACCAAAGAACCAGAACTTAACTTTGATGAAAGTTATCTTACGGCAAATAAAAAGATTAAATATTTTTATTCTGATCCGTCTATTTTAACAACTCCTCCTGAGACATTCAATGCACCTGAGTGTAATGTTGTGTTTAGTATGCCGAAGGACTATCTTACTAATGTTCTTAAAGCTTCAGCAGTAATGCAACTTCCTGATGTTGTAATCAAAAGTAATGGCGAACCCGGTGTTAAGATTACCGTTACTGATCTAAAGAACACTACTTCTAATGAGTATACTGAAACTTTGGACATTGATGCAATACCTTTTGAATCTCGATTTAAAGCAGAAAATCTCAAGATGATTCTTGGAGACTATGTAGTAAACATTTCAACTTCCGCTGGTGTAAGCCAATGGATTGGAACTGATGTTTCTTATTGGATTGCAATGGAAGCACTAGACGAAGTTTAAAATGAACATTCTTATAGGTGGAGAATATAATGGCGGACTTATTGTGGGTGGAGAGATATCGTCCTAAAACTATTGACGATTGTATACTTCCATCATCTATTAAAAAAACTTTTAAAGAGTTTGTAAAGAACAACGAACTCCCAAATCTTCTGTTGTCTGGTGGTGCTGGTATTGGCAAGACAACCGTTGCAAGAGCTCTGTGTGAAGAACTTAACACGGACTATATGATTATCAACGGATCTGAAGAATCTGGTATCGATGTTCTTAGAACAAAGATTAAAAGTTTTGCTTCTACAGTATCTCTTTCTGGCAACAGAAAGGTTGTGATACTTGATGAGGCTGACTATCTTAATCCTCAATCAACGCAACCTGCTCTCCGCGGGTTCATTGAGGAGTTTCATAAAAATTGTAGGTTTATCTTTACTTGCAATTTTAAAAACAGAATCATCGAGCCTTTACATTCTCGGTGTTCTGTTGTTGATTTTAAAATCAATGGCAATCGACAGAAGTTGGCTGGAGAACTTCTTGACCGATGTGTAAACATTCTCAATGAGAATGAAATTACGTTTGACAAGAAAGTCGTTGCTGAATTGATTATGAAACACTTTCCCGATAATAGGAGAGTGTTGAACGAGTTGCAGCGGTATAGTGTTTCGGGCCAGATAGACTCTGGAATCCTTGTCAATCTTTCAGAAGTCAATATGAAAGAATTGACTCTCCACCTAAAGGAGAAAGAGTTTACTAAAGTTCGTGAGTGGGTTGTGAATAATATAGATAATGATCCCACCAAAATCTTCCGCAAGATTTATGATACGCTTTATACATATTTGGAACCGAACACTATACCCGCTGCTGTTATTATTCTAGGCGAGTATCAGTATAAGTCTGCATTTGTGGCTGACCAAGAGATTAATCTTTTGGCTTGTCTAACAGAGATTATGACTCAATGCAA